CGCATAAAGTCCTCTTGGGTTTGGTCTACCCGGGGCGGCTCTTCTTTTCGAAACCACTTCTTAAGCCACTCCACTTAGGCAGACTCCCTAGGCGCGCTGGCGGCAATGTCTTTGTCCGCAGTCGCCTTAATGTGCGCTTCCTCTACGGCAACGCGGCTATCTAGCGCCGCAACGTCCAGCTTCGTTTTGTACTCCGCCTCAATCTTGGCAACCGCAATCATGGCGTCTAGGTGCTGCTTATAGCGCTCGACTTCCGCCTGAAGCGTCATGCGCTGGCGTTCTGTTTCCGCCTGCATTTGGTTACGCTCACGCTCGCGGGCGTCATTCATCTGAGCTATTGCCGCGTCCTGCTGTAGCTTAAGCTGGTCGTGGGCAATCTTCGCTTGCGCCTTCTGTTGCTCGATTTGCACCAGCAACATATTGGGGTCGGGCGGCGGCTGCTTTTGCGCCATGGCCGCCTTTAGCTGATCCGCTGAAACCGGCTTGAAGTAGCGCGCCGCATCCTTAAAGCCCATTAGCGCGGTAATCTGCGCTAGCGTGTTGCGGTATTCCTCAACCGTGACGATGGGGTTATCCGGGCCCAACGTCTGAATAATCAATTCCTGTTTTTGCAGGATTAGGCCGAGCGAATGGATTTTGTCTAGGTCCGTGCCACGGCCAAGGGCAACGTTAACCTGTACGTCTAGCGTCGCGTCCCATGCGCGCGGGTCTACCGTTACCCACTTGCCCCTAAGCCTGATAGTGCGCGGCTGGTCTTGGTGCTTGCAGATAAGCTTAAGCAATCCCTTGAAAAGACGCTTAAGGCCATTCTCCGCAAAGAAGCGCGCCACTAGCTCCACGCGCTCTTGCGCGCCTTGAACCGTGGCAGTAACCGCCGCCTTGGTAGTCGATTGCAATACGTCCGGGTCAAGGCCCTGCGAGGCTGGCGAAACGCCAGTACGCCTAGAGGCCAATTCGTCCATGAACGTCAGGATTGGCAACGCCTGTTGCCCAACAAAGGGCGTGGTTAGCGGCGTAACCATTCCGGGCGCACGCTGGCGGATAATGCCGCCAACTTCGTTATTCATTACGTCATCGAGGTTTACCTGTCCCTCGACAACGGCGGTACGCGGATGAATGCTCTGTGCCAAACTATCGAGCGTGTTACGCACAATGTTTGACGTGATAAGCTGCAAGTCCATAACCTGATCGGCTACGGACTGCCCAAAAATCATATGCGGTTCGGGGTCCGGGCAGAACACCGCTAGCGGCACTTCGTCCGCTACTTCGTCGTGCAACACGTACTGAGCATTGCCGAGCGTGCAGACGCGCCTTAGCTCCGCAATGCCGTCTTCGTCTTTGTCGATACGGATATAGCTTTCCGTATAGTCAACGCGCCGCATAACGGACTCTTCGGCGGCGTTGCCAAAGGTGCTGTTGACAAACGGATTGCGCGCCGTTTCCTCTACGTTGCCATAGAACGAATCCGCGCCCGCGTTGTCTTCGATTTCCTCACGGTCGTAACCCATGGCGACCAAATCGGAAATCGTAGGCCGCGAGCGATGCGCGACAAGCGAGGCTGTATCAAGGTCGCGAGCGTCGCGGGCGACTAGAAATTCCTCGCACGGCACGCACTCAATAACGACGCGGCCCGCTCTGACGGTCCGCCTTATGCGGACGTTCCAAAGCGGCAAGCCTTCTGCCGTTGGCGTCTTCGCCAAAACCTCTACGCCTTCCGTGCCCTCGATAACGGCGACCTGCCCATCATCTAGGCTGGTGAAAGACGATTCGGTAACGCTATCCTCTTCCGCCCAACGCCACTTAACGATACCGACTTTGCGCGTTAGACCGTCCTTAAGCCAAGAGTGCAGAATGGCAAAGCCGGGGTTATCGTTATAGATAACGTGGTTGATGTAGTCAGTCGCTTGCTCTGCCTGTTCCACCTTCTCCGGGGTGCGCGGCGCATATTGCACCATTTCCTCTGAGGAAGTGAAAATCCGCAGCAATGACGGAATCATTGCTTGGATTTTGTCGCGTACCACAGTCATAACAATTTGACTGCGGCCCTCTTCCTCATTGCCGAAGGGGTCGCCGCGATAGTAGGCGGTCGCCTTGGCCCTGTCGGGCGCGATACCGCTATCTATGTAATCAACAGCGTCCGCTAGGGCGCTTTTGATTGCGGCTTGGTAAGCGTCAGCTTCCACTTAGGTAAAGTTTCCAATGCCAATGACGGACACGTTAGCGCCGGTCGTAATCTTCCAGCCGGGCGTTGTGGCAGCGAGGCACCTAAGGCCAAGGGGAACGTGAATGGGCGACAAGTCCGCGACGCTGGTAGCGCCCCCGGTGAAAATCGTAATGTCTGAGCCGTTGCCGTCCCTAATAGACACCGCCCCCGGGGAAGTCGTGGCGGGCACGATCAATACCGCCTCAAGCAAATCGCCAACCGCGCCAGTAGCGCCCAAAATCTGGGCCGTCTGCGACGCTGCAACCGTTTCATATTCGGTAGAGGCGTTCGTAACCTTAAGGCGGCCCTTGGGGTCAAGCTGCAATGGGCTTACGTCGCCATCGCCAAGCGCGGGGTCGGTTGTCTGCGTTAGCCCCTTCGCCAATTCACCTTGATAACCCATTAGACAATCCCCTTAAAGCCGGTGCGCCGTTTGGAGGCACTAGCCGCCGCAGCCTTCTTAACCGCCGCGTGCTGCGCTGGCGTCTGCGGCTTCTTAGGCATCAAATTATGCTTTAGCTCATACCCGCCGTTACCCTCAGGCGTTAGGGTCAAGCCCCTTTCCTGCTTATGAAAGGCGTTGCTAAGAATAGACTTCATTAAACGGTTCCCGAAATATTGCGCCTAAGAGGTTTGCCAGCGGTCCAAGTGCTAGCCCTGCCGCCTACCATTGCCCCCTGTCCCGCGAAGGTAAGGCAAAGAGCATCCGCCAAATCTGGCGAGCGCTTGAGGCGGCGTTTCATGTCCGGCTTGCCCTCAACCTTAAGCTTGCCGTTGGAAGCAAAGCCGTAAGTCGGACTAACCAACTCAAGCCTTAAATCATCGTCCTTAGGCAGCTTGCACGCCCGCTGCGCTAGCCAGTCGCGGGTAGTTAGCCAAAGTTCGTCCCTAAGCCGGTATGCCTGCGGATTAAGGGCGGAGGCTTCCGCAACGTTAACGTCGCGGACGTTAAAACCAAGTTCCCTGAGCCTATCCGCAACGCCCGCGCCAAGGCCGATACTATCGACGTTAATTTCCGAAGGTCTATCGCCCGCCGCTTCATTGGCAATTCGGCCCGTGGTTTCCATGAGGTCCGCCGCGCGCCACTTCTTAATCTCAACCACTACAGCGCCGCGACGCTTGCAAAGAACGGACCTGTCGTCGCCAAACCTCGCAATGTCTACGCCATAGATAAGCGGCTGCGTAACGTCCAAAGCAATGTCTCTAGCCATCGCCAAATCGACCAACTCGGCGGAGATAAGTACATCGTCCTCATGCTGGGCAAACTCGCCCAACACTCTTACGCGGTACTGATTAGAGCCCTCGCCATAAGTCTCGCGGACTTGCTCTATGAAGTCCCTGTCAACCCGTGGGCTATCAATGCAGCTAACGTGCATCGTAGACCACATTCCCCTTAGCGAATGGTGGCTGTTGAAGAACAGGCCGCTATTTCGCGTCGGGTTGCCGAGTAGCACCGTGCAGGCGTTGTGCCCGGACATTGAGCCTGTAGCAGCCTCAAAGACCGCCTCAGGGATGGCTGAAGCTTCGTCGCAAATCAGAAGCACGTTAGCGCTATGAACGCCCTGCAACGCTTCCGGCTTGTCAGCGGCACTAGTACGCGCCGCTATGTAGCTCTGTTCCGGGGCCGCCTTTAGCTCGATATGCGAGCTATAGACTTCAAGCCTATCCCTCAGGATTTCCGGCAGTTCGTTAATCCAGCGCCGAATCTCATTAAACAGCGCGTCAAACAACTGCGTTGCCGTGGGAGCCGTCAACACGGTTCTTTGCGGGAACCGCGTGAACATGAACCAAATCGACGCCCACGCTAGGCAAGCCGTCTTGCCTACCCCGTGACCCGCCCTAA